CTATGGCAAGAATTGCGTCTAGGACGCCGTTGTCGCGGATATCGCGGCTCATTTTGCGCGGCTCACAACGAAGTCATGCAGAAAAATCTCCAACATGCCTTGGCGGTCACATTCCGCAAAATCGCCGTCTTTATCGTTCCATGCCAAGGCTTGACGCAAGATATCGTCAGGCACTTCGTAAATCGGCCATGCGTTATGGGGTACGCCGTGAAACAATTCGCACAGTTGACCCTCAAGAAAATCATAAGAAATGTGTTTCATGCTGAAGCCCCTTTTTGCTGTAACTTTTGCGACATTGACTCAAGGCCAAAGGCAAAAAATTGATCTTTACTATCGTAGCGGTTGCGCGCAAACCAATACCCTTTTTGTCGCGTTTTAACAATGACATAAATTTTGCCTTTGCCATAACCCACATATTCACCCTTATGAAATGCCGATTTATCGATGTTTGGGTAGGCTTTCATGCTGTCATTTCCTTAAGTTGGGTTTGTAAACGCTCAATTGCGGCTTTGCATCTAGCTATCTGCACGGGATCGCGGCTTTGCTTAATGACTTGCTGTTGCCAAAAAATAGAGTTCTCAAGGGTTTTTTTGCTAGTCATGCTGTCACCCCCTCAATGGCTGGCATGTCGGTGCAAATGCACACGATGCGTTTAAAGCGTGGTGCATCGGGTAGAGTGACAGCCGTCACATTGCGGCCGGTGTGTGTGTAACTCTCCACGCGCATAGGAGCGCCGTGTACGTGGATCACTTGGCCGATTTTGTATACGGCTTTAGGAATAAATGCGAATGTCATGTTTTCCCCTAAAAAGACCCTTTCGGGCATGCATAGCGAAGTTGCTATGTATCTAATGTAGAGCCTCCTATACAATATGCAAGACAATTATTTCTATACAATTTGAATTTTCGATAGGATTTATCAATCATGGTTAGACCGTGCAAAATAGACACCACCCGCTTTTATAGAGTGATCGATGCAGAGACACGAAACATCATGCTTACAGCAGGGAATGGTTGCCTATCAACAGGGTTTCATCACATGCTGGCTATCTATGTAGAGCTTCACAATCAGGGATACAGGCCGGACATGCCATTGGATCGGATAGTGTTTAAAGGTTATGCAGAAAACGCATAATGTTGGAATTGGCGAGGTATGCGGGAAAGGGTGCATCCCCATCTCTCATGTTAGTGACCACTGACTTAGCATGTGAGCAGCCACTAACATCGAAGTGAGCACTCGCCAACCTGGACGAATGTAAGCGCCCACTGACTTGGCAACAGGAGTGAGCACTCACTAACTTATATGTTAGCGGTCACTGACTTAGATGTGAGCACTCGCTGACCTGGATGTGAGTAGGCACTAACTTGTGGGTTAGCGACCACTAACATGGGGGGAGGGGGTCGGGTTGTGTTGTAATATTTACAGGAGCCTCCTATCCTTACAAAAAGGAAAATTGGCTCTTTTATCAAGCAAGGCGAATATGGAAAAAAAGAAGCGTGGCCGTCCGATCAAGATGACGATACAGCGATATGCTGAGAACCCACCTGCGGTTTTACCTAAGACGGATACACAGCGTCTGAGGGAGCTTAAGGAGTTGATGATTCGATCTGGTGGGAAGGATGTTGCTGAGAAGGTGATTGAGATTGCCCTTAATGATGATCACCCTGGTCAGATGGCTGCGTTGAAGATGTGTCTTGACAGGACGTTGCCTATGTCTATGTTTGAGAAAGACAAGTCTCAGAGAAGCGCAGTGACGATTAACATTACGGGTCTTGGTGCGCCTACGCCACTTGTAGAGGATATTACTGATGTCTGATCTGAACTTCTCTCTCCTTCCTTGGCAACAAGAGGTCTATACAGACCAGACTCGGTTTAAAGTCATCGCAGCTGGCAGGCGCTGTGGCAAGAGCAGACTGGCGGCTACTACACTCATCATTGAGGGTCTACGCTGTCCACAGGGTTCTGCTGTGCTGTATGTCTCACCGACGATGGGACAGTCTCGGCAGATCATTTGGGACTTGCTGCTTGATCTGGGCAGAGAAGTCATCCAGTCAAGCCACGTTAACAATCTAGACATTACCCTGATAAACGGTGCGAGGATATACGTCCGTGGTGCTGATAGACCCGATACCCTTCGTGGAGTCTCCTTAACCTACGCGGTACTGGACGAAGTAGCCGACATCAAGCCAGAGGCGTGGGAACAGGTTATTCGGGCATCCTTGTCAGACCGTAAGGGTCGGGCTATGTTTATCGGCACGCCCAAGGGCAGGAACTGGTTCTACGACTTGTACAACTTAGGGCAAGATGGGAAAGACACGGATTGGAAGTCTTGGCACTTCACCACGGCTGACAACCCCTTGATCGACCCTACTGAGATCGAATCGGCTAAGAAAACCCTGTCCAGCTTCTCTTTCAAGCAAGAGTACATGGCGTCCTTTAGCAACGCTGGTGCGGATGTATTCAAAGAGGAGTGGATCAAATACGGGGTCGAGCCAGAACACGGAAGCTATTTTGTGGCAGTAGACTTGGCTGGGTTTGAGGAAGTAGCTAAGCAAGCTGCCAATGCTAAGAAACGGCTGGATGAGTCGGCCATCGCTGTCGTAAAGGTAACTGACGACGGGAAGTGGTTTGTCAAAGAGATTGAACACGGGCGGTGGGATATTCGTGACACGGCATCGCGTATCCTCATGGCGATGCGTGAGTACAAGCCGTTAAGTGTAGGTATCGAGAGAGGAGCACTCAAAAACGCCGTCCTTCCATACCTGTCAGACTTAATGCGAAAAAATAACATTTATAGCCATATCGTCGATCTAACCCACGGCAACCGAAAAAAGACGGATCGCGTTATTTGGTCATTGCAAGGTAGGTTTGAACACGGTAGAATCATACTTAACAGTGAAGAAGATTGGTCAGACTTCACGGATCAGCTTCTGCTTTTTCCTTCTCCAGGCGTTCACGACGATTTGCCTGACGCGTTATCGTACATTGACCAACTAGCGGTTACAACTTACTTTGAGGATGCTGATGATGACGATGCGTGGCAACCACTCGACATTATCTCTGGTGTCTGAGACCGTAAAGCGTTGCCCAAAGTGTGAGCAGGAAAAGTCTTCTTCGGCATTTGGAAAAGATAAATCCAAGAAAACAGGGTTGTCGTCTTACTGCTTAGATTGCGCAAATGCAAACAGACAAATAAACTACGCAAAAAATCCAGCAAAAGAAAAACAGAAGCTGACTGAGTACTACAAGGCTAACAAAGATAGATCGCGTGGGTACAGTTTAAAAGCGTTATATGGGTTGAGTCACGAAAAATACGCCGCAATGTTGGTTCAGCAAAACGGCTCGTGCCAAATTTGCAAAACACATCAAAGCAATTTCAAGCGCAAGCTGTTTGTAGACCACTGCCATGAGACGGGGAAAGTAAGGGGCTTGCTTTGCCAGTATTGCAATACAATGCTCGGGAACGCAAAAGACAATGTGCTTGTCTTGCAATCTGCAATTAACTACCTAGCCAACAAGCCTTGACGCTGGTAATCTTAGGGGTCTAGCATGGATCAAAATGAGTTCGATGAACCAACAGAGAACGACAAAGAGCTAACCTCTTTTGTTGTCAATCATTGTGACCGTTGGCGCGACTGGCGCGATACGAACTATCTTCCAAACTACCTAGAATACGAGCGCATCTTCCGTGGCGAATGGGCTGCTGAAGACAAGACCCGCGACTCTGAGCGCAGTCGCATCGTCACCCCTGCTACCCAACAGGCTGTGGAGACACGCCATGCCGAGATCATGGAAGCAATCTTCGGCCAGGGCGAGTTCTTTGACATTGAAGACGATCTTAAAGACGTCAACGGCAACCCGTTAGATGTCGAGATGCTTAAAGCCCAGCTAATGGAAGACTTCAAGCAAGACAAAATCAGAAAATCTATCGACCAGATCGAGTTGATGGCTGAAATCTATGGGACTGGTATCGGTGAGATTGTTGTCAAGACCGATAAAATCTTTGAGCCAGCAACCCAAGCAATACCTGGTCAGATGGGGCAAGCTGCTATCGGTGTGGTGGAGAAAAGCCGCATTGCAGTCAAGATTACACCGGTCAACCCTAAGAATTTCTTGTTCGACCCCAACGGGACATCAATTGATGACTGTATGGGCGTGGCGATTGAAAAGTTTGTCAGCATCCACAAGATCGTTGAAGGGATTGAGAAGGGCATCTACCGCAAGGTAAATATTACTACTGGAGACGAAGACACTGATCTTGAGCCAACCCAAGAGGTAAGCCAATATCGGGACGAAAAGGTCAAATTATTGACGTACTACGGCCTTGTTCCGCGAGAGTATTTGACCGAAGATGACGTAGAGATCGAGGAATTGTTCCCCGAAGACTCGGTTGCTGAGGATTATAGCGACATGGTTGAGGCCATTGTCGTGATTGCCAATGACGGGATGCTGTTAAAAGCAGAAGAAAACCCGTACATGATGAAAGATCGGCCAGTTTTGGCCTATCAAGATGATACCGTCCCTAATAGACTCTTGGGCAGGGGGACGGTGGAGAAGTCCTACAACATGCAAAAGGCGATTGATGCTCAAGTGCGTAGCCATCTGGACTCACTGGCGCTGACTACCTCACCGATGATCGGTTTGGACGCATCTCGTCTGCCACGGGGTGCTAAGTTTGAGGTCAAGCCTGGCAAAGCCTTCATGGTGAATGGGAATCCGTCTGAGATTCTTTACCCGTTCAAGTTTGGCGAGACAAGTCTCAACAATCTAAACACAGCCAAAGAGTTTGAACGTATGCTTTTGCAAGCCACTGGCACGATGGATGGTCAGGGCATGGTTAGCCAAGGCAATCGGGACGGCGCTGGCATGTCAATGGCAGTGGCTACGATCATCAAGAAGTACAAACGCACACTGGTGAACTTCCAAGAGGATTTCCTCATCCCGTTCATCCAAAAAGCAGCGTTTCGCTTCATGCAGTTCGATCCTGAGCGCTATCCATCGGTGGACATGAAATTCATTCCTACGGCTACTCTGGGTATCATTGCCAGAGAGTACGAGCAGCAGCAGTTTATTAGCCTGTTGCAGACACTTGGCCCGAATACACCAGTTCTGCCGCTGATCTTAAAGGGGATTCTGGGTAATTCCAGCCTGTCTAACAGATTTGAGCTTATCTCGGCCTTAGATCAGATGAGCCAGCCCAATCCAGAGGCTCAACAGCTGCAACAAGCCCAGCAACAACTGGCACTGCAAGCCGCACAAGCTCAGATTGCTGTCAGCACGACTCAAGCCGAACAGAATCGAGCAGAGGCACAGAAGTTGTCGGTAGAGACACAGCTTATGCCGCAAGAAGTTCAGGCCAAGGTGTTGGCCTCAGCGACTAAGAATCTCCCACAAGGAAATGAAAGCAATGAGTTTGACAAGCGGGTCAAGATTGCTGAGTTAATGCTTAAAGAGG